AAAAACAGAGCGCGCATACCTGTACCTGAGGGTGATCCTTCCGCTGCGCTGTTTGCATCTGCAAATAAAAATAAAGACTTTGTAGCCTCAGAGTTACAAATAGATAAACTTGCAAAACAGCTATTAGACCGAATTGGTGTAATTAAGACTGGGATACTGCTTCCATCTAACGCCGTGCTTGACCTTGAAGGCAATATGCACCCAGCGGTTAACGGTGGGCTTCTGACTAATAATCTTGCGCAGGCTCTTCGCGCTCTTGGGCGTACAGGACGTAACTCTGCTATACGTCGTATCTCTACCCGGTTCTCTAGGCTTGTTGGTAACACGCAGGTTCAAGTCGTCGAAGCGCTACGCGGCCAAGATGGGACTGCGGCGGCGGGTGTATTTGATCCAAGCACAAACACTATCTATCTGGATTCGGTGACGGGCCTTAACCCCCACGTTGTTATCCATGAGATGTCACACGCACTTACTTCTGCAGAACTGGCGAATCCACAATCGCCGCTAAGACAACGCGTATCGGAGCTGTTTAATAAGGCACTGCCGTACATGGGGTCTATCCAAGGCTCTGCTAGTCTAGACGAGTTTGCTGCAGAATCTATGTCGAACCATATGTTCCGTGAAGAGATGGCGCGTATCCACCCGAACGGCAACCCTATGTCAACGTGGCAGCTGTTCTCAAACAGCGTGAAGAACTTCCTGCGCAGACTTATTGGTCTTGATCCCAAGGCTTACGGTATGCTGTCAGAAATAGACCAAGTTCTAGATGCTATCCTCGCACCTGCACCACAGTTCCGCGATGCTGGTCAGCTATACATGAACTCCACAGGTAACGGGGTTACGTCTGTTTACAAGGGTGTCCATAAGGTACTAACTTATGCTCCCGGAAATATGCAGAACAACGAGAGCCTAGTCGGTGGTTTAGCCACGGCGTTCCGTGCGCTAACAAAGATTCCCAGAGAGATACTAATAGGGCTTACTCCTACGCCTAGTCTTCTCGATGTAGCTAGACGTTATGGCCTAGATGAACAGGCGACGAATCTTTTTAACAGCATTGGCCAGCACGATGCAGCTATGAAGACCATCCTCAGTAAAATCGACGCTGCCAATGAAGGTTTACAGAGCTGGAAGAAAGCTAATCCCGAGGCCGCAGATATACTTAGCCGCATTATGAACGAGGCCACTGACAACGGCGTAGACCCGACAGATATGGACACGTCCAACTACGATAAGTACTGGATGTCCTATGACCGTCTGGATGCAAACAGTGGCGATATAATTAGAACTGAGCGTGTGAAGTTTAACACCGCTAAAGAGCGCAATGCAGGAATAGATGCGCACAATGGGTCTAGGGTATTCGCCCTGCAAACAGAGGCTCGTAAATCGGGTAACAAAAACGATGCCAAAGTGGCAAAATACAACCAGCTTCGGGCAGACCTTAACGCTATACAAGGTACAGGCGCACAGGATATATTTGTCCAGATGCGAGACACGTATAAAGAACTGTACGATCAGCTTCGCAAGGCGATCTACAATAAGATTGACGCGTCCTTCCGCAACGCTGACGGTACTATGAGTGCAGACCAAAAAGACGCAGCGCGTAAACTTAAAAACGATGTATACGCACGTGTGTTTGACGAGAACTTGAAGCGTCCCTACTTTCCGTTTTCTCGTGAAGGTAACTTCTGGGTTAAAATTAACACGAAAAATGCGGAAGGTCAGCCTGACGAATTAATCATGGCCTTTGGAACCCCGACTGAGCGGGATAACTTTGTGGCGGGGATACCCGCAGACGGCGTTATACGTGATAGAATTAATAAGACTTCGCACACAATCCTTAAACAAAGAGACGAAAGCGGAGTAGAGCTAAAAGACCCTACCACAGGGCAACCCCTGCTTGACCTTAAAGTATTTGAAAAAGACAAGAAGTTAGCGTTTGATAATGCTCCAAGCACTTCGTTTATGCGGCAAGCGTTGGACCTGATGAACAAAGGTAAGGTATCTTCCGAAGTTCAAGCGGACTTTGTGGAGCTATTCTTGTCGGTGCTACCAGAATCGGCAGTGGCTAAAGCGTTCCAAAAACGTCAAGGTATTGAAGGTTACCAATCTGACCAATTTGCTGCCTTCGAAAATAAAGCCTACAGCTTGGCGCGTTACGGCACAAACGTGGAATGGGGCCAGACGATCCGAGAAGCTTCTAATAAACTAGAAGCAAAGAAAACAGAGGGTATGGACGAAGGTAAAGATGCTGTTATCGAAGGACTTCTGGAAAGTGCTAGGTACACATTGGCCTACCGCAAGGATGGAATACTAGAGCAGGTTGCTAACACCGCTAACCGCATGGCATTTACATACACAGTGGGGCTACTTAACCCGTCTTCTTCTCTGGTAAACACCACGTCTCTAGCAATTGTTGTAGGTCCGTATCTTGCTGCGAAACACGGCTGGGTAAATACAACTGGCGCTATATCCCGTGCAGTTAAAATGTTTACTGCCAGCGGTTTTTCTAGAGAACAAGATATGCTTGTGGGCCTAGCAGGTAAGAAAACTAAAAAGTTGAAGGCGCTTCCTTCGTATATGAACTATTACACCTACTCACCCGGGGGTGAACTTATACTGCGTGACGATCTTAACTTATCCCCTGCTCAACGTGCGGACCTTGAAGAAGCTAGGTACGTAGTGGCTGTTGGCGATGTTAACGGTTTCTTCTCTAGGTCGTTGATGCACGATAGTCTTGGCCTAGAAGGCCGCACAAAAGGTAAAAATTGGTGGGATACCGCTAACGTTGTATCCGCATCGGCGTTCCAACTTGTTGAGCGTATGACCCGTGAAGCAAGTTTAGTAGCCACTTACCGCCTAGAATTATCTAAACTAGCTAACAATACTTCTATGACTGAGCAGCAGAAACAAGTGGTTGCGGCTAAAGAGGCTATGGATGTTGTAATGAAGACAAGCGGCGGTTCCATCCGTGCTATGTCGCCTAAGTACTTCCGTAAACATATAGGTCGTATCGCCGGTATGTTTAAAACATATGGTATGACGCAAGCCTACCTACAGTTCTCGCTACTACGTGATGTCTTGGTAAAGTCAGACCTAAGCCCACGGGACCGTAAACTTGCGGCGAAACGCTTTGCTGCCGTGCATCTATCGTCGTTGTTCCTTGCGGGTGTCGCGGGTACGCCGTTCTTTGGCGCTGCTGCAATGATGTGGGATGCCTTCTTCACCGACGACGATGAGGATGACGCAGAGACAATAACCCGTAAATACCTCGGCGAACTTGCATACAAAGGCTTCCCCACAGAATTTATGGGGGTAGATGTTTCCGCCCGTATTGGTCTTAACCTTAAAGACTTGTTGTTCCAACTTGGGCGCTACAATGTTGATATGAGCGACGAAGAAATTGTGGTGCAGGTGCTTGGCGGACCAGCGTGGGGTACGTTTAAGAATTTTAGACGTGGTATGACTGAAATGCTAGACCCAGCAGGTGACCCACAACGTGCTATAGAAGCAATGGCTCCAGCCTCTATCCGCAACGCCCTGAAGGCTTACCGCTACGGAACCGAAGGCGCTAAAACACGGCGTGGTGATCCCATCGTTGACGATATTACAGGTGGTATGCTGCTCGGTCAGGCTATGGGCTTTGCTCCAACTGAGTACACGTTTGCCCAAGAGAAGGCAGCTCACGTCAAGGGTATGGACGATGCTATACGGACTAAGCGTAGTAAACTTATGAAGCGCTACTGGGTTGCTTACCGCCAAGGTGACTTTGAAACCGTAGGTGAAATTCAGCAGGAGATCGACGAGTTCAACGCACGTCATGCTGGACGGCCTAAAGTATGGATTGAACCGCGCGACATACAAGCTTCGGCCAAGACTAACGAGCGTACCAACGCACGTGCCTATAATGGTGTTATCCTTAGCGCTGCGACAGCGGATGACATGAGAGCAAATGCCGAAGAATTTGGCCAAGGCTTCAGGCTGTTTGATAAATAAAAAAAGCCCCACCGAAGCGGGGCTAGTTAGAGGAGAACGACACGTAACCATCGGCAGGTGATGGTACGGTCAAGCACATGGTATCATGCAATTCTCCAAATGCGTAGTCCTATTTTGCTATCATGTACTTCTTGTTTAGACACGATCTCAAAGCCTTTGCGGTCAGTTACAACCTTAACCTGCTTTAAGGCTTGCTCCGATTCAAGACAGGGTATGAATATTGAATAACCAATACCCATATTATCCCAGTCTATAACGATCCGCGCACCATCAGGCGCTATATCATCAATCTTCAGTATCGGCATTAGAGACCACATTTAAGTTCTTGCAGTCAAGCACCAGCACGTTTGATGGAGGTAGGTTCATGTGCGTACCTTTGCCGAGCCGCATCTTTGCCTTACGGGCGTTCATACATTCGGCTAGGTCTGTCATCAAAGAAGCGTAGTTTATCTGTTGCTCAGTACACCAATGCTTAAACGGTTTCGGTGCTAGGTATAGCCGTTTAACGTCAGTCTCGTATCTCGCAACCAACTTACCCCGTGGCTGTTGCTCTGGCACAATGAGTTCGTCTATGCCGTTGCCGTTAATTGCGCGTAGATCGTCGGTGCTTTTAATCCACAAGATATTGCCGTAGTTCTCGTGGATGTAGTCGTTGATATATTCTTCCGCACTGCCCGTCATTTCTGCGGAGATGCGCTTGTTTTTCTGTATCTCGTTGCTAATAAACTTGAAGACTTGCTCTGGGTCGTAGTTAAGCAAGCCAATCTTACGAGCAATGATTAGCGCAGTTAACGTTGCCGCCGCACCAGCAGACCAGAACCTGTTTTCTGATGTAAGGCCATTTTCTTCGTCAACACGCTTTTGAACTTTTTCAAACAACGTCCGTGTGCTGTCCACGTTTTTCATAACGTGCTGCACGAAGATCACCCCCGCATGGCCGTAGTTGGAAACAATAGCCTTAGAGAACTTATCCTGCTCTTCTTTGTCCGCTGCTTTTACGAATAGACGATCAACCTTAATCTCTAGGATACGCTGGGCCTCTGCTTTCGGCATATCCTTGAACCCAGAGATACGCTCAATCGCGCTTGTGTTGCCTGTACTTATAGATGTAAGGCTCCAAGGCTCCCCACGGAAGCGCTCATTGTTGCTCCCGCTAGACATACGACCGCGTTGCTTCCCACCTGTAAGCTGGTACGCAAGGTTTGACAGATCACGTGGAGACGAGTTCGTAAGTTCGTCAAAGTACAGGGGTAAGTTCTTGTAGACTTCACCACGGTTCATCTTGGAGTTCTGTGTGTCCCGCTCGTTTAGTAGCAAGATAGACGGGCTACCCCAGATAGAAGCCGAGGCCATCATAGCTGTTGTCTTACCCACACCAGACTCTTTGCTGTACAAGTGGATGTGCGAGCAATGCACGGGAGACATAGGCATCAGGATAGAGCCGAACCCGTTAGCCACCATGTATTGGTGCAGTTCAAACCCCGCCCTGTTGTAAAACTCTACAGCATTCTTCCACCCATCTAGTGTACCCTTGGCCTCGAAGGCAGAAAAGAGACCCCTCGTTGCGCCTGATGGCGGGTTAAAATCAATGCGGTCCGCATATATCTGCTGGTTGCCAAGTATAAAGGAATCAAACTCCTCATCTGCCCAACCGAACTGCTTATGTGCCATATCTTCTTTTTCAGTAAGCTGCATTTGGTTTACCCAATCTAATGTATATTTCATCAATTCATCAATCCTTGCTACTGCAACGCCTTGCATAGACATGGCCTTACGAAATTCTTCCTTTGAGGTGACAGCCGAAAGAGCAACAGTAAAGTCTTTCACCCCGTCTAAAGGTAGATGTAAGCGCATAACTATAGAAGCGCCGATTTCTTGGTCTAGTACTCTGCGTATGACGTATATATCGTTGTGGTATATACACCGTTCTTCTATTTCACCGTCATCATCCACCTTCCGTAAATACACCCCGCCGTTAGCCCCACGGAAGTAAGGCGCTGGATACTTTGGAATGATGTACGTCTGGATAGGTGCATTCGGTAGAGACGCGCTGGGCGCTACTACCACGTTGTCGGCTTCCGTAGCTTCTTGTATGTGGCCACCTAGAGAAATCGGTGAGCCGATATTACCCATGTGCGGACATCTCGCACAAATCCCAGAGTTGTTCTTGTCGAAAGTCTCGCAGCGATATGGCCCCTTTATTAGGTCCAGCTTGTTTTCTGTAGCTGCTTCCGAATAGTCTGGATGGCCCTTGGATATGAAGTGCGCCGCCTTCTCCCCATCGGAACAGAACTTAGCAATGGACAAGCCCCCACGCCACATAGGCTCGTCTAGTGTAGCCCTGTTATTAAGTATGTAAGCAATCTGCCCACAGCCAGACCCAGCCAACGTCCTGTCTATGATTGTCTTAAAGCTACTCGTGCGGTTGCCCATCAACACATCGTTGAGTGCGCTGCGATCCGAAGGAGCATATCTCCTTGGAACTGGTATAGGGTCAGAACCAAGGGCTTCAGCAAACAGGTCAAAGTCTACAGGGTCGGGCGTGTCCCCAAGTATCTCCACGAGGATCGGTGGGTTCCCCTTATAGTTATGCGTTAAAGGAACGCGAAGAACCCTAGCCACATCAGACGTAACCGCTGGATCGGCGGGGAAGTTATTACGGGCGCATAAAGACTTGAGCCGTTCGGCCACAGGTAACCAATCACCCTTCGACACAGGATGGGTTAGCCGCCAGTATACGTGAATACCCCTGCCAGAGTTTATAAGAAGTGGGCGCGGTAGTTTATTATTTTTGCAGAAAGTACGCAACGCTTTGTACGCGGCTTCCTGATCGGTAAAACCCTTACTAGAGCCACAGTCTAAATCAAGAAAGAACGACCGCATCTGGTGTGCGTTGTCAATCTTACGAGAATTATCTTCTGTAAACGTAGCAAGGGCGTAGTATGCGTCGTACCCTTCGGAGTTAAAGTTATTTGCAGCGTGTACTACCTGATCCAGATTAGGGTAAAACTTTTGAACCCGTCTATCGTCAGTTTTACGTACGGCAAATACACAGTAGAAACCTTCATCCCCAAGGGCGCTCTGTAGAAATTTTATCGTTTCCATATTCGCCACTCGATCTAAAGAGAAAGGGGTACAGTATGACACCGCACCCCACCAAAGTCATGTGGGATTATTCGTCGTCCCACGCACTAACGATGCTCTTTAGATTAGTGTCCTTCACCTCAACGACTGCTGTCTCTTTCTTAGCGGCCTTTTTCGGTGCTTCTACTTCTTCATCATCCTCAATCTCGATGTCGTTGGAAGTAGTCTTAGTCAAGTAACCTTCAGACGGTTTAGCATCTGCCTGAGATACTGTCATAGTAATCGCCTTGATAGCGGCTTCACTTTCTTTTGCCTTCACTGCGGCGTCAAGTTCGTCTTCGTCTAACGAACGCAGCGGCTTGAAGAACAGCTTGGGTGTTTCGTTGTTCTCGTCAAAACGCATCTCGGTAAGCACCGCAATGGCTGGGGTGTTATGTGCGTTCAAGAATTTAGCATAGGCTTGCATACCCATGTTATTGCCCTTGGCCTCACCGAAGATAGATGTTGCGGGGAGTTGCATCTGGTAAATCTCGTCGGGCTTGCCTTCGAGAGTAATAGCCAAACGCTGCGAGAAACGACAAGCACGGCTTTCGCCTTGGCCCGAACCCTTGATGTTCATCTTACAGTCTGCACAACGTGGTGCTTGGCGCTGGTCCGCTGGCACATCCTTGGAAGGAACCGTTGAGTCTGTAGACCAGCAAGAAGGTGCTGCTGTTTTTTCGGGGTCATACGCACCCTCGTAGTAAGTTCTAGAGATTGGCGCTGCGTTAACGACGATGATATTCATCTCGCTATTCTTGCTGACGCTGACTTGCTCACCACCAACTATCAGACGGAAGCGACCGCCCTTGATGCTGATACGGCGTACGCCAGAACCAGTAGAGCCGCCAGCCAAGTTCTTGTTCATCTCCTGTAAAGATTTGAACAGGTCGCTGTTTACCAACGGGTTATTCTTGAAAAGGGTCATATCACTCATTTAGTTTCTCCATCTAGGTTTAATTCTAATTGGACAGGATCATTGTTACCTGCCAGTGCATCGGCAACCGCCGACAGTTTAAAACGGTATACACGACTAGCTTTCATGTATGCAGTCTTAGGGATCATCTCTTGGCGTATCCAGTTGCGTACAGTATTCTCATGCACTGCAAAATGTTTTGCCACGTCTCCGATTGATACATACGGTTCGTTCATTATTTCTTCCTTACAGAGACTACATACTCTGAGTCTACATTTAGACCCATAGGCATGACGTCGGGGTTTTCTTCTAAGAACTGCTTTACCGCTGATTGATTAAGACGCTTCTCCAAGAACTCTGGTACGCTATGCTCAAGCACGAACTTGCTCATACTCTCCCAGTCGTTAGTCCAGTAACGTGTCTTAACCGAACGGTAAAATAATCCCGCCGCTGTCCGAACGCTATCAACCCCGTGGTCTTTACAGTAGGTTAATAATGCGCCCTTTACTGAGTCAAGCTGTGAATTTAGCTCGGCCTCTCTCGCCTTAAATTCTGCCGACAACTCCGCTTTTGCGTCTCGTATCTTTAAATACGCACGGGTTAATTTCTCGACAGACAGGGGTTCCTGTTCTTCCATAGTGGCTCTCCTTCACTATTGAGTTATAACATATAATGACAACAACTACCCTAGTCAAGCAAATCTTTATATAAATCGACAATTTTTGTGTGTACGTCGATACGCTGGTCTAGGAGTTTATAAATTCGTTTTTCCACAGGTGAGCCGCATAGCTGCACGACTGTCGATGGATGCTTCTGACCCTTACGATGCACACGGGCATTAGCTTGGGCGTAAGTTTCCAACGATGGAGTGGGCGACCACCATACAACAGTATTCGCCGCTGTCAATGTTACACCGTGTGCCGCAGACTGAGGTTGAATAACCAGCACTCTCGGTGTCGGCTGTTCTTGGAACCGCTTGAATATGTCTGTACGCCTATGCACTGGCACATCGCCGCGAATAACTTCAGTGGTTATCCCGTCCTTCAATAGTCTGTCGGTCAGAATATCTATAGTGTGCTTGAACGGAACAAAGATAAGAACCTTCTGGCTGCTCTCGTCTATTACTTCCTTCAGCACGTTGTAGCGGTTCTTGATGTCGAACTCAAATGTGTCCCCATCATCAGTGTAAACTGCACCAGAAGAAATCTGTAGCAACTTACTCATAGCCACCGCTGCGTTGACCGCCGTTACTGATTCGCCCGACAAATCCATGACCAACTTATTTTTAAGCCGCTCGTAGTAAATTTTCTGTTGACGTGTCATTTCTACATCACGCCGCACGTATGTCATGTCAGGCAAGTCCAGACATTCTTCCTTTGTAAACCGTATAGCTGGCCGCAATATCTCAAACACTTTATGTGTAGCATCGGGCCTAGTTTCCCAACGGAACTTAGATACTTTTGTCATCACCATGTCTTTAAAGGTTGACACGTATCTCGGAACTGAAAGCGGGTTAATTAGTTTAGCGATGCCATAAGCATCCATCGGGCTTTGTGCAGCAGGCGTACCCGTCATCATCCACAACCATATTCCCGGTGTAAGTAACTTGTTTAATACTTTCCACCGCGTAGTCTGTGCGTTCTTATAGTGTGTCGCCTCGTCAACGATGACAAGGTCAAACCCACCCTTCGCAATGGAATCGGCGACAATCTCTAGACCATCGTAGTTTATGATGATGAACTCTGCGCCGCTGTTTACAATCTGCTTACGCTTTTCCGCCGCGCCATAGGCGATCCCAACTGTGCGGTGCATTGCAAACGTAAACAGATCACCCCGCCAAGCACTGTCCATGATAGACAGGGGACATATAACAAGCACCCTGCGGATCAGTCCTAGGTTCATTAGGTAATCCGCTGCCCATATAGATGACGCTGTCTTGCCCGTGCCTTGTTCATTGAAACAGAACGCACGTTTGTGCATCGTCAGGAAAGCCGCTGTAGTAATCTGGTGGGACATAGGCTTGAAGCTACCCGTCCATTCGTACCGCCGCTCAATGGGTGACGGAACTTTTATATCCATGCTTCTTAGCAACTGCGCTTCTTCTATACCCCAGTTAACCACAACTTGGTTGTCAGCTAACTCCTTGCTCTTGGGGATTACAGCAGTGACTTGTTTAGGATTGCGTAGCCTTAACAGCAACGCCTTATCGTCGATGATCTGCATTTTGTTCTCCGCTTGCGTTATTCTGAGAATAACTAAGTTTTCTTCTCGCCTTTTTTGTGACCGTTTCTTGCGCGGTTCTTAGCAGGGCTTTCTAACTTGTACCCGTCTTTGTTCTTACCACCTTTGGCTAGTGACTTAGTGTGGCTTACGTCTTTACCTGTACGGTCTACGCCTTTTGCATCCAGCTTACGTCTAGCGCGTTGCCGCTCCATACGGTTCTCATGCTCACCGCGTTTCTTTTGCATCGTGTATTCATGCGCGTATGGCCGTGGCGATTTTGTGTAAGGCATAGTGTGTTACCCTCTTCCATTGTGTAGGCATTCTAGCACAGGGCAGTGCATTTTACAAAGCCCACTTGGGCGTGGGTTCCATACGTTTACTTCGAACGCCTTACGCATTTTAGCGTAATCGGCGAGCCACTTAGCCCACAGTTTAGGACTATCGGTCTA